AGTCTGCAGCAGTTGAAGGTTCATTTGACTGATCGCCAGCTGTTAAAGTTGGGTGATCTGTAGTCATTAAAGGTTTGCCGTCGCCTCCTGGGAAGGAAGTTGAGAAACCATTGTTAAGAACATTCGCAGCTTTTACCTGCTTGGTGTTAGCCATTGAACGTGCTAAAGCCCTTGTATATCTAGAAGATAGGCTATCGTAGAGGTTATCTTCGATTGCTTCTTCTGTCAATGAGAAGGCTAAAGCGACAGTTTCATGGGTGTAACGAGATGTGAAAGTTTCTTGAGCTGTATCATAACTAACTGAAGCACCTTCCCCTTTTACAGGAGCTTGTGCAAAGCCAGCTAACATTACTTCCTCTTCGAAAGCTCTGTCAGAATTCTCAGTATCAAAAATTTCCGCATGTTCGTTCTCATAACGATCGTACTCTAAACCAAAAAGTGCGTTCAATCCTGGTTCGAGTTCTTTTACTAGTTGAGCTCTATTAATTGCCATTTATATCACCTTTTAGTCGTTGCCGAATACAGAAGCTGGGAATATGAATAAACCTCTAGCATATTGCCCAATTGAGTTGTCTGGTCTATCGACGAAGCCAACCTGTTTAGCAATACCACTAGCAGTAGTAGTAGTCACACCTTCTTTAGAACGGTTGTTGTTAGTATCACCTGCAGTTGTAGAGATAGTATGTACTTTACCGACGTCTGCTTGAGTAGGAGTACCTGTGTACTGTGCCTCATAGACTATATCGGGATCAGCATATACATATGCTTTAGCATCTGCAGAACCTAGTGTTGCGGTACCATCTGGCCATTTTCTGGACCAAACTGGAGTACCATCTGTTGCTGTGTATTGTACACCGTAAAACACACCTAGAGGAGCGTCGGTTGCACCACCTTGAAGAACGTAACCACTTGTCAATTTCACGACATCACCTGAAAAAATATCACCTGATGCCCCACTTGCGATTGCGAACTCTGAAGGTCTAATAGTGCCACCACTCATATGGTATGCTGGTGTAAATCCGTTAGGATCATTTACATTAGCCATTTATATCACCTTTATTGTTAATATAAGTTCAAAATATAGTTCTAAAGTACTAGCCTTTAGAACCTCCGCTTCCAAAAGTAATCTTAGATGACCTAGACGGATTGTCTATAGGCATAATAGGATTACTCTCTCGCATAAGATTATTGTCCACTGCATCCATCTGATCGTTAGCAAGTCTGGCGTAATATCGCCTTCTTTCTTCGATCGTCTCGATTGGCATCTTAGCGAGGATTAAGCCACCAACTCCTATGACTCCAGCGTGTTTACCTTCATCAAGGGATGGTGCTTCAAAATCAGGATGGTCTTTAGCCATTACTGGCTCCCAACCTTCACGAATACGTTTAGACATATTCGCTTGATCTTGTTGCCCAACCATTGACTCACGTATCCATCTGTATACATAGCCCTCTGGTGGATTGGGTGCGTCTAATAAAGACGGTGGACTCCATGGTTTTCGTCGTGAAGTTTTTTCTCGACTTTCTGCAGATCTGGAGGTTCGATCTGTGTTAGTAGTTTCGTTATTTTTATCTACCATTTTCTACTCCTTAACATGCTTAGCATATTCTTCTAGTGGCACACCTAATCTTTTTGCTATTGCTACTTGACTCGGTGTGAGTTGTACTTTTCTACGTGAACGTGTTCTTGCTGTTGTAGACCCTCTACTTGAACCAGCTACTACCTCGTTCACAGTGTTCTGTTGAGTTTTTCCTAATTTATGAGGAAAAGCCTCAGCCATTCTTTTATCCACTTCTGCGTAATAGCTATCAGAAGTTGGATCGTAACCCTCTTGTTCTACTAGTTGCCTATGAAAAGCAAAAGCACTAGTAGTCATAGCTACGTCAGAGCCGAACCATTCGTTCTGTTTAGCCCATTCCTGAGCTTTAGGATCTGCTTCTACTTGAGCTTGTTGTTGAGGTTGACTTCTAGATTGTATTTCTTTTTCAACATCAACAACAGGTTCTTGTACCTCTTCAGTATTTTTTGCTTTGACTCGATTAAGGCTTTCCTCTTCTACTGCTAATTTAGCAACATCTTTTTGAGCTTCGAGCATTGCGTCTGTATCGCCCATCTCGTATGCCTTTTTATATCGGTCTTGAGCAGACTGAAGTTCAGACCCAACTCTACCTTTATACTCATCATATAAGTTCTGATCAGTTTTTGAAAGTTTATTTTTTGTCTGATTAAGTTCACCCTGAACAGACTTAGCATAATCTATTGCTGCCTGTTCACGTCTTTCAGCTTCTCGAATCTTATAAGTCAGTTTAGCGATACGTTTTTTAACGCCTTCGCTGTAATCTTCTATTTCATCAGATTCTTTTTTAGCTTCTTGTTGAGGTTCCTCTTCTTGAAGTTCCTCATCCTCATCATCTTCTGACTCAGGGAGTTCAACTTCCGTTAACTCTTCCTGTTCAGCTTCTTGTTGCAAGGCTTCATCTGCCATGTTTTGCTCCTGTTGTTGCGTGATTCATATTAGCCTGAAACTATATCCTCAGGATCGTTTATAACTGCTAATACATCATCATCGTTTAATAATCGCAAGTCGCCACCCTCAATTTTGATTCGTGCTCCTGCGTACCTGCCGAATATCACCCAGTCACCTTCTTGACACCATGCACCTCCAGGATATCTATCCTTATCAGCGTATGCGTCTGGACCAAGCGATACTACGTATCCTACATTAGTGGCTATACGTTCTTTTTCTAATGTTTCATTAGCTAAGTATAGACCACCTTTAGTTTTTTGCTTTCTGCTGAAAGGTAAAACCATTAGTCTGTAGCCTGTGGGGGTAGGGAGTTCTTCTTTTAAATTAGAATCTTTTTCAACATTATCAGGAGTAAATTTTAAATCTTCCTTAGGTTCAACTTCTTCTTCTTTAAAACGGTCAACCGAATTTGGTATCGGTTCGCCACCTTTGCCGAATGCGGCAACTTCTTTAGTCATCTTCTATATCCTTATGCAGGTCTCTAATTAAGAGTTCCGTAAACGACAGACCTGATATTTCGCCTACGATTTTTTGATAACTTTCAAAATCTTGCACTCCACCATTAGCGAGTGTTTCTGTTAACTGCTCTTTTCTTTCTGCAATTAACTTCTTTAACTTATCGAACATCTATACTATTTCTTCTTCTTAGATTTTCTTCTAGATTTAGCACCAGAACACTTCCATCTTTTTCTTGATAAGTTATTAGGAGTGTTCGGATCATTTTGTTTTTTCTTAGATAACCTCTTTTTTATACCTAAACTTCTTGCACAATACGAGTCGCCTTTAGATGTTCCTGGTCTGACTCTTCTTTTACCGTCTTTGGCTTTACCTGCTTGACCATAACTAACCTTTTTACCAGACTTAGTTACTTTTACTTTAGCCTTGCCTCTTCTTGGTGTTGCCATTGTGATCAGTATACCTAATTATGCTAATTTAGTAACCTTAGTTTTGTTAGCCACACCATTACCTTTACACATAACAGTATTAGAACCACCACCTTCGTTCATCATTTTAAAATCAACGCCAGATAATTTACCGTCTTTGTTTTTATCTAGTTTAGTTTGACCACCGTGTAGTTCACCACCGTGTGTTTTAGCAGTTCTTGCTGCTGCCTTAAAATCTGATGCTGAAGGTGCACCTTTAGCTCCTGGCTTACGCATTTTTCTGCCTTCTTTACGTTTTTGGTTTATGTTATAATATAAACCTCTTTTAGCAGTTCTGCCGTCTTTAGTCTTATGCGTTTTTACACCCATTACAGTTTACCGCTCCAACTTGCGTTGTGCTTTGTGCCTTGTGTAGCTTTACCTGTTCCTTGAGTTTTAACTTTACCCTGACCAAATACTTTTTTGAATAAAACATCTTTTACTCGTACTGGTTTTGATAAGTCAATTTTATTAGGACCTTTTACATTTACTTTTTTCATGGTTACTTCCTCTTTTTAGCTTTTCCGCCTTTTTCTAACTTGACTTTTCCCATTGCACCACCGCCACGTTTTTTAGCTCTGCCCTTAACTGACTCAGCGTCAATACGTCTACGGTTGGCATTACCAGCTACAAATGATGAACTAGCTTTACCTCTATTTTTTGCTCTTGGCATTTTATCTTCCTCTATTTTGGTTATCTGAGTTTCTTACATCTTTAAGTATCTCAGAGTATGATTTACGGATGCTCTCTTTTTCTTTCATAAGAGCTTCCTCCCTGTCTTGAGCTATTTTCATTTCTGCTATAGCTTCCGTTGATTCTATTTTAGCTAAATCTACTTGAGATTTTAAGGCATCAGACTGTGCTTTTTGCGCAATTTCCTCACGTTTTAATTCCACTATAGGATTCATTTGTGCGTTTTCTTGTGCTTGAGCCATAGCCTGAGCTTGACCAGTTACCACTTGGGTAGCTTGAGCTGCAAGTAGAGCTAATTCATTCATCACTTCTGGCGGTATTTCATTGCCAAGTTCTGGTAGCTGTTGCCCTAATACTTGTTCTATTTGTTGTTTATATAACATGGCTTGGTGCTCTTGTATGTTTGCACTAATAGCCATCTGTGCTGTTTGATTTTGAGCTACCATAGGATTCTGTAAGAAAGAACTATGCGCAGCAATATAGGCATCATGGTTCTGGAACTCAAACGCTTTAATAGGTTGTCCTGTCATGGATGCTTGTTGTTCACTTATCGGGTCACGAGGCGGTATTTCTTGAACAGGCGGTAGTATACCGTCTATATCTTTTACCTCTAGTGCCTCGTACATACGTTTATAGGCTTCTCGTAAATCATGTATTTGCGGTGCTGCCTGTGCCATTTGTAATTCTTGTTGAGCTAACATTACCCTTTGAGCCATACTAAATATGTTAGGATCGCTTACTGGTATAATATCAACTTTAGCATCAAAGTCTTGAGCTTTAATTTCTCTACTAGCTCCTGGAACATCATAAGGATAAACAGGGGGTAGGCTACGAGAAAAAATACCAGCTAATAGCCTAAACTCTTTCTTTTGAGCAAAGTGTAAACGCTTATGAATAGCCGACATAACCTTAGTACCACGTTCTAACATAGCTACAGTAGTGCCTACAGGTAGTTGTTGACTACCTATATCGCCCACTTGCATGTCTGCTATGCTAGCAAAACGTCTACCTGAGTCAATTATGACTCCTAATAGCTGAGTTAATACGCTACTAGGCTCTTTATAGGGTAAAGGCATCAGTGCATCACGGATTGTGCCTCCTGGAACGTCTACATCCCTAAATTCACCAGGACGTAACGGTTCGTCTTCACCTTGTACCCTCATACCACGTGCTTTAAAGCCAGCAGGTAGGTTACTTAGCGTTCCAGCGTCAATTAACTGACGTAAAATTGATGTAGCTGACTTAGTAAGCCCACCAATCATGTGAATTAGCCCAAAACCGTAAAATCCAAGCCCTGGAAGGAACTTATAGTGTACAAAGTACTCTTTTTTACGGAATAATTCGTCTTCTTGCTCCCAATTACGTCGGATTGAGAGTATTTCATCGCTATCTTCTAAGATAGTGACGATATAAGGTACGGCAAAACCGTAATTATCTATGTCTGGAAGCTCTAAATTGACGTGTAACTCTAAAACTGAGTACTCATTATAGTCAGTTAGAGGTGGCTCTATGCCTTGAAGCTCATCAATCTTTTCTTTTGCTTCGTTATATTCTAAATCTACCCCTGCTTCACCTATTTGTACGTCTCGGTACGTACCATTCATTTGTAATTTTTTTAAATCGTTACCTGTCATACTGATAACATGAGTAAAACGTGGGCTGGTTTCTAAATCTGTAGTTTCGTAGGCTACTACTAAGTCTTCAGCTTTAACTAATCTACTGGTAGCCCTACCTAATAGGTTATCGTAATAAACTTTTTTGAATGCACTACCAGCCAATGGTAAATAAAACAATAAACTATCCATTTCTGGGTCATACTCTTGCATGACTTCAGTAATTTGATAATTCATAAATTCTTTTACACGTTGACTTTGACTCATTGCCTCTGGACTTTCGTTGCCCATGACACGTGTTTTTACTGGACCACCACTTGGTAATAATTCTTTATAGGCTTGAGCTTGAAATTGTGTTACTGCTTCACTGAGTAAAGGGTGATGTACACCTGTAGCTCCAGGAAAAGGTTCTTCTCTTTCTTCAGTTTGTATACCTAGTAATTCTAAACCTTTAGTAAATACATCAAGCCAATCTTTACGTGATTCTTTATCTTGTTCAAAAGCATCAACTAGTTCACTAGCTAACGTTTGTAAAGAAGATGAATCTAAAACTTCTGCTAGATTCACTTGGTGTTCGGTAGCTATTATTTCTTCCTCTTCAAAAAGAGGGATTAAATTACCGTCCTGACCTACTTCAAAAGCGTTAGTCATTTCACCCTGAATATTCATTTCTTCAGGAAGCTCAATTTCTAGCGTTTCTTGTACTGGACTTAATAGTTCTTCAGGTAAGCCACCTTCTTGGAGATTTTGTCTTTCTATTGCCATGGGTTAATAATAACTTATTTTTCGTTTAGGATATAGCTCTTCGTCTTCATAGTCACTGGGTAGTTTTACAAATCCACCTTGCCTAAAACGTAATAGTGCTTGAGTGGTTGAGTCTACTAAGTCATCATGATCACCAGCAGGAAACATTGCACATTCTTCTATAACGTCGTGTGCCCATTTAGTATCAGGTGCCCAAACCATCCCTGACTCAAATAAAGGTGCACTTGCGTTTACTCTAGCTACTTTATCATTGCCTTTGCTTGGAGTAAAGTTTTGTACAGGTATACCTATATTTCGTAATTCTTGTGTTAGGGGCATACCACTTGCTTTACCTTCTATAATAGTTACGTCAGGTTGCCATTCGTGATATTGTTCTAAGGCTATAGCTTTTAGTTCAGGAAAACTGTACCTACCTTTTATAGCGTCTAATAAAATAATGTGTGGAGCTGTACCGTCATAGTAATTTTCACCTAGACTACCTTCTGGGTAAAATACTCCCCAAGTAGTAATAGCTGAATAGTCTGCCATTTCACGTTTTAAAAATGCAGTATCATAACTTTGTATTAAATATTCGCAACGTGGTGGTTTTTCATTAGTCCACTCTTGCCACCACTCACGTTTTATTAAGGCACCTTCTTCTGAACTAGGGTTCTGCATGTATTGAGCGTGCCATTTAGGA